ACAGTTTGATGAGTCAAAATCAGACAATCCATTTGCTTATTACACTGCGGCCATTACCAATTCATTTACTCGTGTGCTTAACATTGAAAAGAAAAACCAAAGTATTCGTGATGATATCTTAGAAATGAACGGATTGAATCCAAGTTGGACTAGACAAAACGCAGGGATAGATGTTAAACTAGAGGAAAGAGCTAAAAAAGAAGCAGAAAAAGAAAATCAATCAAAATAACTACTAAGGAAGGTTATGGCGAATCTATTTAAAAAGGCGGCTGTCCTTACAGACATACACTTTGGATTAAAATCCAATTCAACAACACACAACGAAGACTGTTTAAATTTTGTAAAATGGTTTATTGAAAAAGCCAAAGCGGAAGGTTGTGAAACCTGTATCATGATGGGTGACTGGCACAACAACCGTGCCGCTATCAATATCGTTACACTCAACTATAGCCTGACAGCACTAGAACTACTGGGCGATGCTTTTGATCGTGTGTTCTTCATTCCAGGCAATCACGACTTATACTACAGAGACAAACGTGACATACAGTCAGCGGCCTGGGCTAAACATATCAAGAACGTACACATCATGAATGACTTTTATTCTGAAGGTGATGTACAGTTTATACCTTGGCTGGTAGGAGATGAGGCAAAGAAAGTTAAAAAGATGGAAGGCAAGTATGCCTTTGGACATCTAGAACTACCTCACTTCTTTATGAATGCTATGGTACAGATGCCAGACACAGGCGAGATACAGCGTGAAGACTTCCGTGGCCTAGAACATGTGTATACGGGACACTTCCATAAGCGACAAAGCCATAACAACATTATCTATACCGGTAACTGTTTTCCGCACAACTATGCTGACGCAGGTGATGATGACAGAGGCATGACCATTGTCGAATGGGGCAAAGATCCTATGTTTTATTCATGGCCCAACCAGCCTAGATATCGTGTCTATAACTTAGATGAGATGTTAGACGATCCAGACAGTCTATTAAAAGAAAAGATGCACATTCGTGTTAACTTAAACATTGACATCAGTTATGAAGAAGCAAGTTTTATTCGTGAAACATTTGTTGGCAAATACGGACTAAGAGAACTTACACTGATACCTGTCAAAAAAGATATAGAATACGCAGAGGCACAGCCTGGAGAGCTCAAATTTGAAAGCGTTGACACCATCGTAACGAATCAACTGACCAGCATTGAGTCAGATCATTATGACCCTAAATTACTATTAGAGATCTACAGAGACCTATAATGAAATTAATGCCCACACATGATTTAACTTGGATGCTTTCACCATGGTTACGGAATGCCGTCGAGTCTCGATATAATGTTATCACAACCGGATGGCTAGCATTGGATTGGGTGGACAATCTAAACGGACTTGAAGAAAGGATCCGATCCAGCAAAAAGGACCAATACGACATCACTGATAGATACATCATAATGCACGAAGAACCAGACTATTACATGCCAGGCGGTTCCTGTGGCCTATGGATGAATCGATTACTAAACATTTTCATCTCGCACGATATTCCATTATGGACTTTGATCTTGATAGTCGACTCGCCTGACCAAGCAGATAAGGAAATAGAGATGATAGTTCCTAAGAAATTGCTTGAGACCAACCAACCTACGGTATTGTCAAAATGGTCAACTATTCATTATGCGAAAGAAACGGAACCCGCTGATGTTGATATAGATGTTGATGCCATACGCAAGCCAATGATGGTTATGATGGGTAGGTCTAGACAGTCAAGGGCTATATTGTATCAGCACATCAATGACAAAGGCCTATTTAACAGCATAGCAGTATCTTACGCAGGCAAGGACAAGGAGGGCATATTCGTTGATCCCAATAATCCTACCTAATCCTCCTGTGTGTACTCGAGACGACTGGAACAAGGACGGCAGATTTCCAGTGGGAGAGCATGAACCATATCGAGATCCACTATTTGAAAACATTCCTTTTGGTAGAGACGCCCAGGAAGCCGCATTCAGTCCCTACAACGCATTCTTCGATCCGGAATACAAGAAGTTTGCCATTGACATTGTTACTGAATCGACATTTGACTTTCCCTATCCTTATTTTACAGAAAAGACATTGAGACCATTGGCCAGCAAGAGAATGTTCATTATGATTGGACCATGTGGCCTTTTGGCACGTCTTAGAAAGCAAGGATTTAGGACATTTGATCCCTTCATTAATGAGTCTTATGATTTGATAAAGGACCCGGGAGACAGGATGTCTGCGGTGTTGGAGGAAATTGATCGCCTTTGTTCAATCTCTCTAGACGATGTTAAGGAAAAGATGTTAGAATATAAAGACATATTAAATTACAATCAAAAACATGTTCAGATATTTAAGACACAGCAACAGGAAAAGGATAAGATTTGTTTAGGATAAAAACTCTTACAGTTAAAAACTTTATGAGTGTGGGCAATGCCACACAGGCAGTTAACTTTGATCGTAGAGACCTAACACTGGTGCTGGGCGTAAACGTTGATCTAGGTGGTGATGACTCAGGTGCTCGTAACGGAACTGGCAAGACTACCATACTAAACGCACTCAGTTATGCTTTGTACGGACAGGCACTGACCAACATCAAACGTGATAACTTGATTAACAAAACTAACGCAAAAGGTATGTTGGTCAGTCTAGACTTTGAACACAACGGACAAACATATAAAATAGAACGTGGTCGCAAGAAAAACGTCATGCGTTTCTTTGTAGGAGAAGACGAGCAAGAAATCACAGACATGGCACAGGGGGACAGTCGAGAAACACAAAAGGCCATTGAACACATGCTGGGTATGAGTCATGAAATGTTCAAACATTTAGTTGCCTTAAACACTTATACAGAACCATTCCTTAATCTAAGAGCCAATGATCAAAAAGATATCATTGAGCAGTTACTTGGTATTACCATGCTTTCAGAAAAAGCAGACGCACTAAAAGAACGGTTAAAAGAAACCAGAGATGCGATTAAAGAAGAGGAATATAGGATACAGGCACAACAGGAAGCCAACGAGAAGATCAAAGATCAGATAGAGAGTTTGAAACGTAGGCAGTCCATGTGGGAATCCAAACATGCGGAAGACATTGAGAAATTAGAGGTAGCATTAGCCGATCTAGGCAAGTTGGATATTGATGTTGAATTAGAGGCACACAAAGAACTTAAATTGTGGCTAGAACAAAGTCAACAAGTGGAACAAGTTCAGACAGCAATTAAACAGGCAGAGAAAGATTACCAGCGTGAAGAAATTGCTGTCCAAAAACTACAGGCAGATATTGACTTATTACAAGAACATAAATGCCATGCTTGCGGTCAGGAAGTTCATGATGATAAACATGATAAGTTATTGAAGCAAAAACAAAACAGTATAGATGACGCTAAACAGCAATATGAAAAACATTTTAACACACACAAGGAACTGTGTGAAGCAGAGAATGATTTAGGAGAGCTAGGCAAGCGACCAGAAACTTATTACCCTAACGCCGAAGATGCCTATGAACATAAGAACAGTCTAGGTAAGTTACAGTCGCAACTAGAACAACGCAGAGAGGAATCAGATCCTTATAAAGAACAGATAGAGGAAATGGAAAATACTGCGGGTGCCGACATTGATTATAACAGTATGAACACGCTAGAGAAATTGCGTGAGCATCAGGAGTTCCTACAGAAATTATTGACCAATAAGGATTCGTTCATACGTAAGCGGATCATTGATCAAAACTTGAGTTATCTTAATTCACGGTTGAGTTATTATCTGGACAAGATCGGACTGCCACACACAGTCACCTTCCTTAGCGATCTGTCAGTTGAGATAACTGAACTTGGCCGTGAGTTAGATTTTGACAACCTGTCCAGGGGTGAGCGTAATAGGCTAATCCTTTCACTGTCATGGGCATTCCGTGATGTCTATGAGAGCTTGTATGACCCAATAAATTTATTATTCATCGATGAGTTGATTGACTCTGGTATGGATGCTAGTGGTGTTGAGTCAGCATTGGCCATACTCAAGAAGATGTCTAGAGAGCATAAGAAGTCAATATGGTTAGTATCACACAAGGACGAGTTAGCAGGACGTGTTAACAACATAATGACAGTGACCAAGGAGAATGGGTTTACTACCTATGGAACAGATGTCGACTCAATTTAGGTATGACAATATTGATGAGTATCAGTTAGAGATTACCACACACTGTAATGCTTCATGCCCACAATGCCCCCGTAATGAGTTAGGTGGTAAAATCAATCCGTATATGGATCTCATTCACTTAGAACGTGATGTCATTGATCAAGCATTTACTCCGGAATTGTGTAGCAGGTTAAGACAGGTATTCTTCTGTGGCAGTTATGGAGATCCTATAATACATCCAGAGTTCCTAGACATATTAAAAGACTTTCGTAGAAAGAATCCAACACTATGGTTGTATGTACACACCAATGGTGGCGCACATAACACAGCATACTGGCATGAGATGGCTGAGATAATGAATGGCTATGGACAAGTAGACTTTGGCCTAGATGGATTGAGAGATACTCTACACCTATATCGTAAACATGTGGACTATGACAAAGTTATAGAGAATGCCCAGGCATTTATTGACGCAGGCGGCCGTGCTATGTGGCAAATGATCGTGTTCAAACATAATGAACATCAAGTAGCAGAAGCAGAAAAGATATCAAAAGATATGGGATTTTTCAAATTTCTAGCTCGTAAGACTGGTCGTTTCTTCCATCATGGAGAGGAAAGTGAGTTAGCTCGTTGGCCTGTCCAAAACATGAAAGGTGATATAGAATACTATTTAGAACCACCAGAGAGTGAGGAGTGGCGCAATCAAAGTGTCATTAGATTACCCCAACTTAAGAAGCAGTATAACGACCTACAGCAATACTTTAAGACCACGGACATACATTGTGATAGCCTACACGGTAAAAAAGTTGCTATGAACGCACAAGGCGTGTTATTGCCCTGTAACTTTTTCAATCATAACCTCTATGATGCCCGTTTTAGAGATGGGACACTGCCTGGTGCTAACAAGGGACACACAGTAGATGGAAAGAATCAAGTAAGAACATTTTTAGAACAGTATGGACTTGACAACTTGGACATACACAATTATAGTATAGAGGATATATTTGCGAATCCTTTCTGGTCAGACTTGGTCACAAGTTGGACTGAGGGCGAAAGAATTTTTGAATGTGCCATGACATGTGGTAAACAATTTACAAAGGTATGGGATCAGACCAAATGAAGATATTAGTAACAGGTGGCAATAGAGGCTTAGGATTAGACATTGTTAATAAAATGTCTGCTGATGGTATAAGTAGGCAGTCGGGCTTTGACATTACCAAGGACATCCAGGCAATAGCAGAGAAAAGTTTAGAGTATGATGTCTTTATCAACAACGCATTTGATGGTCCCCCACAGGAAGACTGGGCTAACTTTGGCCAAGTCAACTTACTGCTAGAAGTATACAAGCAGTGGAAGGAACACAACAAAACAGGTTGGATATTTAACATAGGCAGTGTTGCTGAAAAACACACAGTGGCACCTGATCCAAGTTGGGAAACTTATAGAGTTAGCAAGGCCGCTCTAAAGCAGGCCAGTCAACAGTGTACCTGGGCCTTTAAGGAAAATAAGGTCAAGTTTAAGACAACACTAATTACACCTGACAGACTAGATACTCCATTGTCAAAAAGCAGAGATAACTGGACTGGAAATGGAATCCATACCGGAGATATTATTGATTTTATTAGATATTCTCTTAATATCAATCCAAACAGCGTAATTGATGAAATAGTGATGTACTGTAATTTTAACTATGAAAGTTAATGATAGAAAATATCAGCTAGGTTGGTTTGAGGATGGATCTGTTATAAGACAAGATCAGGACCTATTAGACTACATCCAAACGAACGGCTTTAAGTCAGTTAAGATCAAAGGAGATATTTTCCTCAAAGAACAGATTGGAGATGGTCAGTTACCTTTTGACCTTTGTGTATACATGGTTACTCAGCCATTTAGGTTTGATGAATTGATCAATGATATAAATCAGATCATGCGTGATGAGATGGATCAGAGAGGCATCATGTATCTTGCGATAAACAAGTATCTAGCAACCGCAGACAACTATGACAATGATCTATCTGATGACTATACAGACGCCATACTAGAGTATGTGTCTGAGAATGTTAACGCAGAAATAATAGAATATCACAGACATTTAAAGGACGACGGTACTGGTTTTAACTGGGTACACCCATTAACTATTTTTTACCTTAGAAAAAATGATAATTAGCTCATACAAAAATGCTATTCAATCACCAACTGTGCTGTCACAGAGAGCTCATAGCATGGTCTATCCCGTTAGTGACGAGCTGTGGGAGCTGATACAAAAAGATGTTAGCAAAGATTGTCTAATGTTGTTCAGTGGCAGTTGGAGATATGAACTGGATATAAAGTATATCGAACATCAGATGTTTGAAGAGGCAGATCTAAAATTTCATACTAATACTATTTTTGTTGATCCAAATAGTGACATTTTTAAATATGCCATTAGACAGATCAAACCAAAAACTTTGGCAATAATACAGAGCGGACTTTTCTTTAGATACAGAAACATAGAAGACATAATGTTAGATTTGCGAGAATTTAAGGAACTGATAGGGGGAGGAAAGGTCTTAGCCACTGTTCCCCAGGAGAGAATTGATTTCAATAGGCTAAAGATGTCGCTGGAGCAAATGTCTGAAAACATTGGCGCTATCCTATTAGGAAATGATCTGGTAATTGAATTATGAGCTTGACAATATTAAGATGGAAAGGCGGATTTGCTGGAGACATGACTTTAAGGATGATACTAGATTCAAACATAGACTCCAAAAGCAACGTTGGTGTTATGGATATGAACGAGTCTGCTGGCATGGAATTAACGGCGCCTACTACAGGAACTGAGCTAGATAGTTTACTAAAACAGCCTGAAGGAGATCCAAACACTGACGTAGTAGCACTTCGGACGGAAGTTGACAGGCTACGACAGAGTAGCGATCAATGGTTTCTCAAGAGTCATTACTATGGTGCTCCAGAGTTTAACTCTGATACTGTTGATATCATCGCAGATAAAATGAGCTTGCCTTTTATAGTTAAGAGCAACATATTGAAATGCCCTCCTCCTCGTATTGACGAAAATGTTAATGCTATAATTAAGGATGACACCATTCGAAAAAAGTACTACATGTATTGTCTTGCCGAATACTTTTTGAATAATATTAATATCAGCGACAGAACCATAACTGTATCTACTATAATATCCGGACATGATACTTTGTCCTACGCACTAGAGAAGCAAGGAGTCAACATCAACAAGTCTACTAAATCGTTCTATCAAAAATGGTCTGAACGGAACAAAGAAAACTTTCCTAGTGATAGGTATACAGAGCTTGTTAAAGAGAAAAAATTTGATTATTTGGATCAAACTTTGACATTGTCAGAGAGATACAGCCTGCTGGCGCAGTCGGGTGATAAGTTTAAGATTTTAGCGTGATCAACCTAAAAATTTTCCGGCTCTCTGTATCCGATGATAAATGAATGTGTTAAGTAAAGGAATCAATTTGTCATACGAAAATCCATGGATGTTTAAGGAAAAGGTCTTCGACTCTGAAGATATAGGTGACAATTACGGTTTCGTCTATAAAATCACAAACACTACCAACGGACATGACTACATCGGCAAGAAGTTCTTTTGGCGCAAGGTCACACGTCCACCACTCAAAGGCAAGAAAAATAAAAGAAGATCATTGGCAGAATCTGATTGGAAGGAATACTGGGGCTCCAGTGACCGACTACAGGCAGATATAAAAAAACTAGGCAAAGACAAATTCTCAAGGCAAATAATCCATTTGTGTAAATCCAGAGGCGCAACGAACTACATGGAATGCTACTACCAGATGAAGGAACACGTGCTGTTACGTGACAACAACTACAACGGCATAATCAACATCAGACTGGGCATAGGTTCCGTAAAAGATGTATTACTAGAAGAAGTAGAATAAACAGTCGCTGATGCAGATGTATTCTGTGTCCTATGAGGTGATCGTGTAAAGCACGTGGAACTCCCGAGAGAAGACTCGGGAACGGGACGACAACCAAACAATTAAGTTTAAAAGCTAAATGATGTAGGCTCTGAGAAAAAGCAACCTACGTGCTTAGATAATTTCGCTAACTAGGGATTATCAAGCATCCGCCACATGAATCTAGAGTAGGGAGTACC